TAAGATTAGAGTTGAACCTTGCCGAAACATCTAATATAAGAAATATTGTTTCGGGGTCAACGATGACAGGTGTGATTGAAGCAACCGTGAATGGGGATAAGTCTTGAACTAAGCGTTGCTTCTCTGCTTGAGGTATAAAGTTGCCCGTGGTTGACTTAATTGATATGAAAACTTTTCCAAACTCTTGAGTTGAAACAACTCCCAGTGATGAATCGAAAGAACCACTTTCTCCACCAAAAACAGAAATCGCTTGAGTGTTTGGGTAAAATCTTTTTACAAATGTTTTGTAATCTTCAACGGTAACACAACGACCTTGTGAAGCATAATCTAATGGAGCATTAAATTTTATTGAGTCAATACTCTCTGGAAACGCACCACCACTAGCTGGCTCGACAGTAGAAACTTGAACGTCCACAACTGTATCAATTGCAGCCGCATTTGTAAATGTGCTGGCCGTGTTTGCGTCTTCTCTGTTGGTCACAACATAAGTCAGTATTACAATGTTACCATCCGACAGTGCCGTTCCTAAAACACCGTCACCAAAGTAAACTTCAAACAGTCCAGCTTCAACCTCTTGTAAAAAATAATTCTTACTTGTTGAGGTAACTTGTGAAATGTCTGTTGTCTTAGTGTAAGTTGCGCTTGTTGTATCAGTCGAGGAGTTTTGAACTGACACCGTTAGTGTATTTGTGTCTGCCCTATTATCTGTCAAAAGAAATCTTTGATTAACATCTCCTGAGTCAACAGTATATTGAGTTGTAATAAATGTGCCTTCATATATCTCAACACCCAAAAATGGAATAGAGTTTCCTGTGTTTGCAGAGGTTAGCTCCGTTATTGTGACAAAATTATAATCAACATCATTCACTGAACTTGTAAAAACAGTTCCCGCTGGAATTGCACCTGTCGCTTTAGTCGAATCAAATAAGGTAACGTCAACAACTGCTTTTGGCGCCCTTGCAGATGCTGGTTCATATCCCAAAGTTTTTGCATGTGATACCACACTGGAGCGAAGAGAAGAACTATCAAGAAACATCTCATTTGCAAGCATGTTCATGTTGAAGCCGAGATAGTGAGTATTGTACGCTAGAATATCTAAAAGAATACTTAGACCAGAGCCTTCAAAGTTGTAATCTGTAAACTCATCTTGAGCCTCAAGAAAAGTTTTAAGATTACTCTTTACATCATCAAAGTCAAATTCTGAAACAATTAATCTTTTATCATTTGTTGCCATTATCGTAATCTCTCTAAAAACACATCTACCTCTACAAGTTCTGTGGGTGCATTAAGAATAAAAAATGTAATTGTCAATTCATAAATGTTTCGGTCTAAGTCTGGCCTTGCGCTAACATTCATCAGTCGAACTCTTGGCTCAAAATTCTCTATGATATCCTCAACTCTTTTCGTCAGCATTATGGCCACAAACGGCGTCATATTTTCAAACAACATGTCTCTCACACCAGAACCTAACTCTGGATGAAAGGGTCTTTCAAACACATTAGTCAAGACCAAGTTTCTAACAGCACGTTTGATATTCTCTACATCTGTTAGTATATTTACATCACCGCTAACAGGCTTCCTGCCGAAAAAAAGGTCGAGGTCACGATACTGACGCACGTTGCGTGATATATCATTATTGCGTTGAGCGTCTGTAAATCCTGACATGATTACTCCTTCATTTATTTATAACGACAGATTTTATTTTATAATCGTAAAATCTTTCACAGGTCTGTATTCGTGATTGTCGCTATGAGCAATCTGAACCTCTGCTATCACTGCATCAATCTCCTCATGCCAATAGTTTAGAAATTTATGCACTCTTGGGTATTCTGGAACTATGTCTTTTGTCTGCCAAGTAAATTGTTGCAGAATGTTGTTATAATCAGGTAACCAATATAATACGTTCAGTGTAACTAGTTTTTTTATTATCATTATTATTACTTTCGTTAAACTGGAACAGCGTATGTTTTTTCTATTCCTTTATAGATTTCATCATATACCGCAACTACAGTCGGAGCATCTCCTTCAAGAGCCACTACAAGATTTTCTATATCTGTTGAACTAACCGTCTCACCTTCAGCAGCCATCCCTTGCAGGTCTTCTGCCCCGCCATCTAAACCAATTTTAATCAGTCGATTAGCGAATGTTGATGGCCTAAAAAAGGAATACCATGTTGTGGTGGCAAGTTTATACATTGTGCTGGTTTTTTTACCAGTAAAACTTATATTATTATATGTCAAAGTCGTGCCATCAGGTCGTGTAACTGATATATTAAATGACTTAGAGTCGTCTCTCACAAGTTTTTCAGTGCCACTTGCCAGTATATTCTCTGGTTCTGGTTGCTTACTTTTTTTCGATATATGCGAGGCTCTATTGGCTGCTTTTTTAACCATATTTTCCACCACAGCTATTCTATTTTGAAATCCTTTCAACTTAGTTATAAACTCATCAGGACTCAATAGTGAATCCTTTGGCGGTAAATTTGAAACTGTGGAGGTAGCGTTAGCGGCTTTTTGAACCTGTGGTGTTGGCGCACTGCCGTCTTTTTGTAGTCTAGCTCTTATTACGGCATCTTGTTTAGCATACTCTTTTTTTGCTGCGTTAGATACATTTCCACTTTCAGAAGCCAAATCTGTTTTTGGTAGGTTCTCTTTTATTGCGGCAGCACCGGCTGCGGCATCGGCAGCAAGTGCAGCGTTGGAAGTATTAATTTGGGCAGAGGGAGTTGAGAGTGAAGATGGTGGTTCAGCTAAAAGTTTGCCGTCTTCATCCAAACGCTCTGGGTCTGTATCTGGCATGCCAGAGTCTTCTGGTTTCAAAGTTGGAATACCGTTTGGTCCAATCACAAAGTTAGGAATACCACCACCACACAAATCAATGCCACCAGAAAATGCGGCTGTTGCGTCACCCACAAGACTGTCCAAAGAGAAACCAGCTTGAGAAAGAGCGCCACCAAATTGAGAACTAATGTTTGCCAAAGCTCCTAAACTTGCAGCACTGCCAGTGGGTAGTGCGGCCAAACCTTGTATCTGTGATATTAGACTAATGTCAGGAATATCTGGTAACTCTGGAATCAACCCTTTAATATCTGCCTCAAGAACACTTAGTGATGCTGTTAGTTCACTTTTCAGAGCGTCAATCTCACCTTCTAGTTGACCTTGAAGTGAGTCTTTGATACTAGCAAATTGTCCAGCGAGTTTATTAAACTGTTCACTTGCTCCACATAAATCTGGTGTAGTGAAATCAACCATTCGTCTCTCCTACGGTAATGTTGGCGTTGTTGGATCAGTGCAATCATTATCGCTTGTTCTAGCTGGATCACTGGGACAAGAAAAGTTAACACCAGTTTTGTGTCTTGCATAATCATCTGCGCCAATCATAATTCGTCTGTCTCCATCATGATCAAATTCATTCAATGCTTTATATTTAACTCTGTATGTTGAGTCAAATGTTTCATTAGCAGCCCCAACTGCTTGCAACTTATACGTGCTGCCAGATTTAATTTTCATCTCCGCTGATGACCGAATGTTCACATTACTGCCAGCGCCAATCGCAACAATACCTGTTGTTGTTTTAAGTGACATATTATTTTTAGCATTTACTAGTATGTCAGCCAAAGATATCTGTGTGAGATTTTTCGTGACATTTAGATCATAAGTTCCACCGACTATTCTAGTTTCGTTGCCACCGATAGTAACATCAAAATCTCTTGCACCATCCTTCGCACTACCAACTCTACCTTTAACGGCTTGTCTTATGTCAAACGCATGACTTCCTACAATCTCCTCTTCACGATTTCCCCCGCCTTCTTTCTCTCCCCTTACACCAACTCTTGTTCTTTGGTTCTTGTGAATCTTGGTATATGAATCACCTTCAATCTCTAGAACATAATCACCTTTGATAAGTTCATTCTTGTTGCCATTCACAGTTACGTTGAGGTCACCCTCTATGAGTATACTTTTGTCTTTGATTACAATCTCGTAACTTTCACCAACAACTTTTACAACCTTATCTCC